AATAATAGGAGTTGTAAAACAGGTCGGTACTGTTATTGGACAGGCTTTAGGTATTGAGACAACAAATGTTTTATTTAATTTAGAACAAGGCTGGATAAATATAAAACAAGCAATTACAGATTTAGTTGGTGAGGCAGAATTTATTGGCAAAGTTATCGGTGGAGTGATCGCAGTAACTATCAGAAATGTAAATACTTTACAAAGAAACATTGTTGATGGATTTCTGAGAGCAACAGAACCAGTTGTCAGGTTTTTTCAAGGACTTCAAGAGTCTGTAGGAAATGTGGCTGGAAATATAGTTAATTTTTTCAGAGAGGCTTTTCAAAGATTAGTTGATCTCATACCAGAGCCAATTAAAAAATTACTTGGTGGTATTGAATTACCAAAATTAAATTTAGATATTGAAATACCAAAATTTCCTAATCCATTTAAAAAATTAAAAGAGGGTGTAGATGCACTAATTCCAGCAGTTATTGAATATTCAGAAGTTGAAAGAACAATTACAGATGAAAATAACAAACAATTAGATGCAAAAAATAAAATCGTAGAAACAAATGGAAAAATCAAAACAGGAGTTGAGCAACTTACAGAGGCAGAGAAACAGGCAAAAGCTGAAGCCGAGAAGTTAGAAGAAACTTTTAAAAAAATTGGTGAAAGTGTAAGAAATGATTTGGTTTCTAATCTAAGAGAAGCTATAAATGGCAGTCAAACTTTCGGACAAGCTATGAACAAAGTATTAGGAAATTTAAAAAATAAGTTAATTGATCTTGCTCTTAATAAAGCAATAAGTGGTTTAGGCAATGCTTTAAGTGGTGGTAAAGGTTTTGGCGGTTTCTTGGGTGGGTTGTTTGGTAAGGAGAGGGGTGGCCCTGTATCTGCTGGTGGTGCTTATGTTGTTGGAGAAAGAGGCCCAGAGATTTTGCAAATGGGTTCCAAAGGTGGCAACATAATTCCAAACAGTCAAATCGGTGGTGGTGGTGACAGCGTTACAAATATCATCAATGTTTCAGTTGATGCCTCTGGTAGCTCAGTTCAAGGTGATAGTGGTATGTCACAACAATTAGGTGAACAAATAGCTGTTGCTATTAGAGCTACACTAGTTGAAGAAAAACGATCTGGAGGTTTATTAGCATAATGGCAACTTTTCCCTCAATCACTCCAGCTTACGGAGAAACACAAACTATAGAGCAAGACAATATTGTTGTTAAGCTAGGTGATGGATATGAGCAGAGATTAGTTCGAGGACTTGCAGCGAACAAACGCTATCATATTATTAGTTTAGTTTTTAATATTACACAGGCTCAAGCAAATACAATAAACACTTTTCTTAATGCACGTTTTGACGATCAAGATGCTTTCCAGTACACAATAGGCGGCGAGTCATCTGCTAGAAATTTCAAATGTACTAGAAGAAGTGCATCTATCCCTTATAACGATAGAGTCAATATGAATCTTACTTTTGAAGAAGTATTTGAAGCATAATGGCAATTCCACACGCTGAACTACAAAAAATAAATCCAAATTCAATTATTGAACTCTTTGAATTAGAACTTGTTGAAGGTTTACACTATGCAACTGGCAATCCCTCAAATGTTCCTACCATCTATCGTTTTCATTCTGGTGGCAACATAGATACTTACGCAAATATAGTATGGCAGACAAATACTTATGAGAGATTCCCTATCGAAGCAAGTGGGTATGAATTTGCTGGAGAGGGCAAAATACCAAGACCTACATTAGTAATGAGTAACTTAGGAGGTATTACAAGACTTGGTTCTGTACTTAGAGTCACAGATTTGTTAACTACTGTGAATTTAGTTACTGCACATAATGACTTATTAGATGCCAAAGTAACAAGGAGAACGCTAACAGCAGATGCTTTAGACGCAAGTAACTTTGCTGGTAATACAAATCCTTTTGGAACACCAAGTTCAGATGAGTTTCCTCAAGAAATACATTTTATTGATAGAAAAATACAAGAAAGTAGGGATATTGTATCTTTTGAGTTAGTTAACAGACTTGATATGCAAAATAAAAGAGTACCAGCAAGACAAGTAACCAGAAAAGATTTTGATGGTGTTGGTACATTTGTTAATTAATTATGAATGAATTTTTAAAAAATGAGGCTATAGCACACGCAAAAGAAGAAGCACCAAATGAGTGTTGTGGACTATTCTTAGAAACAGATAAAGGACTTGAATATTTTAGATGTAAAAATGTAGCTTATGAATTTGAAATGACTTCTTTTATTATTGACCCATTAGATTTTGCAGATGGTGAAGATAGAGGTGAAGTTTTAGGTGTAGTTCATTCACACCCTCAAAATGTATTGGAATTTTCAGAAGAAGATATTGTAAGTTGTAATGCAGTTCAAATACCTTTTTATCTTGTTTGTCCAGATTTAGATAAAATGATTGTAATAGAGCCAAAAGAAGATGCTTAAAAAAATAAAAGTTTATGGATTTATAAGAAAATATACAGGCCAAAGTGAATTTTTGGCTGATGTAAATTCACCGCATGAGGCATTTAGTTTTTTGTGGTGTAATTTTAAAGGACTTGAAGAAAAAATGTCCAAACAAGTTTTTTGTATAAAAGTTGGAGACAAACCAATAACAAAAGACCTTTTAACTTTAAGAACAGATCAAGACATAAAAATTATTCCTTTGGTTCATGGTAATTTCTTTATGTTTCTTGCTGGTTTAGCTTTAAAATATGGTGCAAAAGAATATATCAAAAATAAAATTATTCAGACTGTGGTTACTTATGTTGCACTAAGTATGATAACTCAGGGTGTAAATAATATACTTTCTCCACAACAAAACACACAGCAACAGAACAGAGAGGACCCACTTGACCCATCTGCATTAGCAAGTAATTATTCATTTACAGGGCTGACTAATATTTCTCAAGCTGGTATTCCAGTAAATTTAGCATATGGCGAAATTTTAGTCGGTTCTATTGTGGTATCAAATGGTATTGATACAGTTCAAGTGGAGGGTACAAATTAATGAGTATTAAAGAGTTTGACCAAAGTACGACTTTTTCAAATCCAGATTTGCCTAGTGGTGCATTATCTTCCAAGCAGTTTAATACGATAGTAGAGCTACTGTCTGAGGGAGAAATAGAGGGTAGTGCAACAGCATCAAAAAATGGAATTACAGATAAAACATCTACAGCATATATAAACAGTTTTAAAAAAGATATTTTCTTGAATCAAACACCAATACTCCAAGCGGCTGCAAGTGTTACCTCACCTCAAGATAGCGACTTTAATTTCAAAGATGTTGGTTTTGTTTTTAGAGAAGGCACTGCAAATCAAACTTTTATTTCTGGAATAAAAAATATTGAAACAGAAGTTGGTATTGGAACACAAGTAACTACATCAAATCCAGTAACACACACAGTAACGCAATCAACAATAAACGCTGTAAGAGTTACATTGAATTTCCCCTCTATGCAAGTCTTTAATGATGATGGTGGAATAGATGGAACAGAAGTTCGTTTATTAATAAAGGTAATTGAAAATGATGGAACAACTACAACAGCAGTTGATGACACTGTAAAAGGAAGGTCAACAAACGCATATTTTAGAGATTATTTAATAAACCTTGCTAGTGGTACTTCATTTCCAGTACAGATCAGAGTTGAAAGAGTAACGCCAGACAGTACAGAATCTAGTACTGTTAATGCTTTTAGATTTAACTCTGCGACAAATATAATAATGAAACAGAACGCATATCCAAACACTGCTCATACTGCTTTAAGATTTAGTGCTGAGAAATTTCCAAGAATACCGAATCGTGTATATAGGATTAGAGGAATCAAAGTAAAAATACCTTCAAATGCAACAGTAAACGCTACTCATGGCAATCTTTCTTATGTTGGTACATGGGACGGAACATTTAAAGCAAACAAAGAGTGGTGTTCAGACCCAGCTTGGATTTTGTATGATTTGCTTACAAATGATCGTTACGGCTGTGATATTGCTGAATCTTCTCTTGATAAGTTTACTTTTAAATCAGTTAGTGAATATTGTGGAGCATTAATTGATGCGGGTAATGGTGATGCAAGTACAGAGCCACGTTTTAGCTGCAATGTAAATATCACACAACAGGCAGACGCATTTAACCTTATTAATGCTTTATGTAGCACAATGCGGTCTATAGCTTTTTATTCTGCTGGCACTATAGCGATTTCTCAAGATGCTGAAGGCAAAGCAACAAAATATATATTTAATAATTCAAATGTAACTGAAGATGGTTTTGTGTATAACGGCTCAAGTCTTAAAACAAGACATACAATTATCAATGTTCAGTATCTTGATATGATTACTCAAGAATTGGATATAGAAACTGTTGAGGCTGACGCTGCAACACAGACTAAGTATGGAATAAGAACTAAAACTATAAAGGCTTTTGCCTGTACGTCTAGAGGTCAAGCTGCCAGATTAGGAAAATGGTTTTTGTTTAATGAACAAAACTCTGGTGAGAGTTGTGCATTTACTACAACTGCGTCTGCTGGTGTTTTGGTTAGATGTGGAGACATCATAGAAATTGCAGATTCATTGAAAGCTGGGGTTAGAAGGGGTGGTTTGCTTTCTTCCGTAACAAGTACAACAGTTGTTGTTTTAGATGATTCAGCTTCAACAGATATACCAACTACAAACAGCCCAACAATTTCAGTTGTTATGCCTAATGGAACAGTTGAAACAAAAACAATTAGTTCAGTTTCTGGGGCTACAGTAACTGTTTCCTCTGCATTTAGTACAACACCAAATGTAAATGCTCCTTATGTTTTAGAAAGTTCAACCTTAGAAACAACCACTTGGAGAGTTGTATCTGTTACTGAAAATGATGACCTTACTTACTCAATATCGGCTCTTGAACATAACGAAGGAAAATATGCTTTTGTTGAAGATGGAACTGCACTACCTACTAGAACAACCACAACTTTAACTGAAATAAAAGACCCACCAGAGGGTTTACAGGCACAAGAAAAAATTGTAATTATTAACAACAAAGCGGTTGCAAAAATTTTACTTGATTGGCAGACGCAAATAGGTGTAAGTAAATATGAAGTTCACTACAGAGTGGATAATGGAAGTTTTACAAAAATTGAAACAGTTTCCAGTGAGGCTGAAATAGTAAATAGTCAGGCTGGTAGATATGAATTTAGAGTATTTTCTTTTAATGGTCTAAATGAGCCAAGTAGAACACCAGCAGAATTAACTTTTGACGCTGTAGGAAAAACAGCACCACCAGCAAATATTACTGGTCTTACTTATGAACCTTTGACAGATAAGCTTGCAAGGCTTAGATGGAATCCACCTACAGAGGCAGATGTGGTCGCAGGGGGAAAAATATTTATACGCCACACACCAGATACCACAGGAAATGGTACTTTTTCAAATGCAACTGATTTAGTCACTGCAGTTGCTGGTAATACAAGTTCTGCTGAAATACCAATTTTGGCTGGTGAGGTAATTCTTAGATCACAAGATGATGGTGGACGCTTCAGTACAGGAGAGACATCTGTAATTATCGACCCACCTGACCCTTTACCAGCTTTAATTGCTCAAACAAGAAGAGAGGACAACGACAATCCAAAATTTCAAGGAACTAAAGTAAATACAGCATTTGATAATGTTTCTAATTCTTTGACTTTATCTGGTGTAGGTTTAGTTGATTCAATAAGTGATTTTGATGCAGAAACTAGCATTGATTTTGTTGGGGGTGTAGCTTCATCAGGAACTTACGAATTTGGTGGCACTGCTGGTGGAACTTTTCTAGATTTGGGTGGTGTATTTGCTTTAGACCTTAAAAAACACATGAAGTCTGAAGCTATTTACCCAAATGACCTAATAGATAACAGAGGTTTGATTGATGACTTACAAGATTTTGACGGTACTGGTAGTGTTGACGTAAATGGAATTTTAGAGGTGAACGTAACTCAAGATGACCCTAGCTCTGGCTCTCCTACTTATGCTGGCTTTCAAACTTTTGCAAATGGAACATATAAAGGTCGAGGATTTAAATTTAGAACTACTTTGACATCTAATGACCCAGCCCAGACAATAAGGGTGACAGAGTTAGGCTACACAGCAAGTTTGCAAAGAAGAACAGAATCAGGCACACAGACATCAAGCGGTCTAACTACTGTTAGTTTTGATTCTCCATTTTTTGTGGGTACGAGTTCTCTTTTAGGTGCAAACAGTCAGCTTCCATCAATAGGAATTACGGCCAGTGATTTACAGGCAGGGGATTTCTTTACTCTGTCTGACATCACCGCTTCATCATTTAAAGTCCAATTTAAAAACAGTTCTGGTGCTTCAGTAAATAGAAATTTTAATTTTACTGCTGTTGGGTTTGGTAAAGGTGGATAAAACGGATATACTAAAAACAATTACTCTTTTTTAAATGGCAAGAGTCGATAATGTCGGTGGTTCAGGTTTCACTTGTGACAATGGCACAGGACTTGTTGTAAGAACAAAATTAAATCAAATAATCGCTGCACTTAGTACAAACAATCAAGGCTCTGGGGACCCTTCGATAGGTGTTGCAGCTTATGTTCAACACATTGATGGTAATACTTTAAAAATTAGAAACGCTGCCAATAATGCCTTTGTAACTTTGGGTGATGTAAGTCTTACAAACTTTGGTCATGCTTCTTTATCATCAGAAAATACATTTACAGCAAGAGCAACTTTTAATGTTACATCTTCAATAACTTTGCCTAGTGGTAATACAAGCCAGAGAGACGGCAGCCCAGCAGTGGGTATGATTCGTCATAATAGTCAAACAAACCAGTTTGAAGGTTATAACAATGGTGCTTGGGGTTCATTAAGTGGTGCTAGTGGAATATCAAACGTAGTTGATGACACATCACCTCAACTTGGTGGTAACTTAGATGTTCAAGCAAGAGAGATTAATACATCTACAACAAACGGAAATATAAAAGTAACGCCAAACGGCACAGGATTATTTGAAATTAAAGGTGCTACTAATGATGGAACTTTACAGCTTAACTGCAATCAAAATAGTCATGGTGTGAAAATAAAATCCCCAGCCCATAGTGCTGGTCAATCATATACTTTGATTTTGCCAGATAACCAAATTGCTGCTGATAAAGTTTTAAAAGTTAAAAGTATTTCTGGCTCTGGTGCAACAGCAGTTGGACAGCTTGAATATGCAGATGCTGGTGGTGGTGGTGGAACTGGTGGAGGCGGTGAGCAAATATTTTTTGAGTCAGAAAATGCTATGGATAGTGATTACACAATAAGTTCAAATCATAACGCTTTAGTTGCTGGACCTTTAACAATTAATGCTACACTAACAATAAATAGTCCTTCAGTTGTAACGATTCCATAATGGCACTAGTACTAAACGGCTCAAACGATACAATTACTGGATTACAGATAAATTCAACAAATATTGTTGACGGCTCTATTGTTAATGCTGATATAAACGCAAGTGCAGCAATAGCCAGTACAAAACTTTCTGGAGTAACTTCTGGAATAACAATGCATGATGTTTGGGCTGTAACTGCATCATTAGACCCTGCTGGAGGTACTAATGCTATTACTGCAAATTGGGCAAGATCAAATTCATATTTCGGGACTATCGGTTCAGCCATGACCGAAAGTAGTGGTGTATTTACCTTCCCTTCAACTGGCATATATTATGTTCAAATTGCTGGCTGCTATTTTAGAACATCTGCAGATGGTCATGGTTATACGGGTTTTAACGTAATGACAACTACTGATGGCGCAAGTTTTGCTAATCAACAAGGTCAGTATGGCAGTTTGCCAGCGCTTAGTGGCACTACTTATTCATATGCCGCAAGCTCTTACACATTTGATGTAACAAATACTTCTACTCATAAAGTGTTGTTCCAAACTGTTGTTGAAGGTAGTGGTACTAGTATATTAAATAGTGCTAACAGTAGAAGATTGAGTGTTGAATTTACAAGAATAGGAGACACTTAAATGAGATTTCCAGATGGCAGACCAGATCATATTGAAGATTACCTTGTAAAAGTCAGAACAGGGCAATGGTTTGGTTGGTCTGATCCTGATAATAAAATATATACAAATATTGTTGTGCATGATGGAGGTTCTAAGCCTACTGAAAAACAATGTATTGATGGACTTGCTGCACTACAAGCTGCATGGGATTTAGAAAATGATTCTTATAAATCTAAAAGAAGAGCAGAATATCCAAGTATTGTTGACCAGTTAGATCAAATCTATAATGAAGGAATAGATGCTTGGAAAGCTACTATTAAAACTACAAAGGACAAGTACCCAAAACCTAGTTAATTATGGGAGCAATTAAACTAAAACACACATCAGGAAATGGCACTATTTTAAATAGTCCAGCAGCCAATCCTTCCAGTGATATTACTTTAAAATTACCATCTACAACAGGTTCTGCTGGTCAGGTTTTAAAAGTAGCAAGTGCAAACCATAGCTCAACAAATGCAGAGCTTGAGTTTGCGGCTGGCGGTAAATTTGCTAGTTATGCAATAATTTGCGATGAAAAAAGTGCTGGAACTAATGGTGGCACAATGACCTCGGGAACTTGGCATACAAGAGATTTAAATACTGAAATAGCTGACGCTGATGGAATAGTATCTATAAGTAGTAATCAATTTACATTACAAGCGGGAACTTATTTAATAAAAGCAAATGCGGCTGGCTATTACGTACAAGATCACATGATAAAACTTTATAATGTGACAGCTTCAGCAGACATAGCCTTTGGAACTTCAGCATATTCAAATGTACAAGCACAAACTCGCAGTTTTTTAGTTACTAGGATAACAATTGGTGCAGCAAGAACTTTTGAAATAAGGCATAAATCTGGAGCCACTAAATCTACTAATGGATTTGGTGAAAGTACAAATTTAGCTGTTGAAAAATATCTTATTGTTGAAATTTATAAGGAGTCGTAATCATGGCAATTAATTCTGATACAGACATACATATAGCATTATTACAGCTAGGAAAAAATGCTAATCGTTACAGGTTAGATCAAAGTGTAGTTCCTCATAAAATAATTGAGTGGGATTCTGAAAACAAAGATTCACAACCAACAGATGACGAGTTAAATTCAGCTTATACAGCTTGGAAAAATGCAGAAGAATATAAAATCAAAAGAACAGAGACTGGCTCTACAACTTACGCACCAACAGGGGAGCAAATGGCAATGTTGTATGACGATATTATTGCGGGTAAACTAGATGCAACAGGCAGTTTTGCTGCTCACAATAAAGCGGTTAAAGACGCTAACCCAAAACCTAGTTAAAAATGTCGAAGATTAAAGTCAACAGTTTAGAAGGGGTCGGTGCAAGCACACCAGCAATTACTATTGATAATTCCTCTGGAACGTGTACTGCTAATTTAACCAATAGAAAGGGTAAAAACCTCGTAGTCAATGGGGCGATGAAAATAGCACAACGACAAACCTCATCTACATCTTCAAGTTATCAAACTGTTGATATGGTTGAAATGCACTATTCTGGAACAGATGAGGCTCCCACTCAGGCACAGGTAGATGTTGCTAGTGGAACAACCCCCTATACTTTAGGATTTAGAAAAGCTTTTAGCATAACTAACGGAAACCAGACAAGTGGTGCTGGTACTGCTGATTATATTTGGATTCAAATGCACCAAGAAGCTCAAAACATTGCAAATAGTGGTTGGAATTATTTATCTAGTTCAAGCAATATAACATTATCTTTTTGGATAAAGTCTAGTGTTGCACAAGATTTTAAAGGTTATTTAAGATCAAAAGATAGTACTAATTATATGTACCCTTTTGCAACTGGTTCTTTATCTGCTGATACTTGGACAAAAGTAACAAAAACAATCTCAGGTAATTCTAATTTAGTTTTTAATAATGATAATGAAGCTGGTATGCAAATAAATATTTTAGCTTTTTATGGAACAGATGTTACAGATAATTCTGTTACAGAAAATGCTTGGGCTACATATAGTTCTTCAGCCAGAATGAAAGATAATACTTCTACATGGTACACAACAAATGATGCAACCTTACAAATTACAGGAGTTCAGCTTGAGGTTTCAGATCATGCCACCGATTTTGAACATTTGAGTTTTGCAGAAGATTTAAGAAAGTGTCAAAGATACTTTTTTAGGGTTCCATATCAAGGTGTTTCAAATGGAGGTGGAGTTTATTTAGGCTCTGGAAAAGAAACTGGTTCAAACGCTAGAGTGGCTGTAGTTTTCCCTGTTCCTATGAGGGCGTTACCCGCTTGTGCTGCAAGTAATTTATTAGCTGATGATGAAAGTTCTGCTACTTCTGCAAATACAGTTTCAAGTGTTTTAGGCAGCACTGTAGAGCCAGATAGAGCTAGAGTTGAATTTTCAGGAGGTAGTTATAGTGGTGGAAACTCTATTTCTTTAGCTACTGGACAAACAACAAATTCTTATTTAGAAGGGAGTGCAGAATTATGAGTTTTACTTACAAAAAAGTCCCTATTGATCCGAAGATTGGAAAAGAAATTTCAATCATTAGAAGTGATGGTTGGTGTATTCCTTTTGTAGATGATAATGTAATGTATCAAAGATATAAAGAATGGTTGGCCGAAGGAAATACACCCGATCCTGCTGATTAATTAACCTTTTCTTGCATTTGTCTTGTAAGAACAGACATTGTTACATAAAGTGGTGCTAATGCACAGATTGCACAAAAAGTTATAATAGTGACAGGCATTAAAGCCTTTAAAAATGCTTCTTTTATCATGTTTCAAAAAATAGCAAATGTTTTAAGTATTGTTTCATTCATTATGGTAGCTTCTATGAGTGGTGGAGCATACTATACTTACAGATTTGTTACCTCAGAGCAATTCAAAGCTAGGATTATGAACGAAGTACTAGGAAACGTTCAAGGAATGATGCCAAAAGTTTTAGATAACGCAATGCCAGATATGACAGGTGGCACTATCCCAGAGTTTATACCACCATCACCAAGTCTTACAAAATAGATGGAGATACCAGAAATAGGTATCAGACAAATAAATGTTCCAGAAGTCTATATTCCTGAGACATACAACCCTAATCCTATATTGCCTGTAATAACAAATTTAGAAATTAATGTAGCTGGTTGTACCTATCAACATAGAGATATAAAAAATACTGGTAATACACAACTTTTGTTAGATGACCCTAATGGGGTATTTACTGATTGTGATTCTGTTTTTCCAAGTTTTTTTCCTATGGATTACAAGCCAGATCAATTAGTAATTACAGAAGATTTGCCAATATCGAACGAAACTCCACCGATGCCAGAAACTGACTTACCAGAAACAAAAGCACCAGAAAATAAAAAAGAAGAATTAGTAATTCCAGAATGTCCTAGTAGAAAAGAGCAAAAAATTGGAGATTACAGAAACTCAAAACGCATTGAAAAAGTAATTGGTCATAAGTTATCCTCAGACAAAACAGAATGCATAACTCTTTATGAGAACGTACCATTTCGAGAAACATTTATTGGTACGCCTGAAGTACTTATTTCTACTGCTGCTATTGGTCTGGTTGCTGGTGGGTCTGCGGCTCTTGTCCCTGTAATACAAGGAATTGCTAAAAGTGGTATAAAACAGATTACAAAAAAGCTTACAAAGAAAAAAAATAGTGTAAAATAATAAAACCCTATTCGACAAGGCAATGGATAGGGCGTCTAGGTAGACAAGCTTAACCGTACTTGTCTGCCGCCTATTTCGAGGGTACAAACATATAGGCCGATATTTACAGGGCTGTTACAGGGCAATCTGGAGGGAGTAATTTAGTCATTTAGCTTGATTTTGTGTGTATGAGGCAAAACTTGGTTAGGTTGGGCTATTAATTTGATGCCATCGCAGTTAACTTGATACTTGTCTACAAACACCACTCCGAGTCTCGCTTGCTCTCCACAAATCTTGAGCCTATACAATTCCATTTCCATTTTAGTTTTGGCTATCAATAATTCTTGAGCTTCAATATTTACTTTTGCAGCTTTTTTACATAACTCTCCACCATTACCCAAAGGAATATTGAATTGCATAGAAATACCATAATTAAGGTTATAATTATCTTTTTCAAATCTTGGTGTTTTTTGTATATATTTAACTGCGCCTGTGTCCTCGTCATAAATTTCTTGATACGTAAATTTTTCTATAGGGCGGTTGAATGACCAAGCATCTGTTAAATATGGTGTGATAGTTAAGCTAGGCGAGGTGCAAACAATCCCCTGAGAATATCTATTTTGTGGCAACGAAGATGGAGTTATCATGGTTGCATTATTGTTTACGACACCTTGAGCATTACTGCTAGGACTAGCTACTGTTGTATTTGCTAAAACTTTTACAGGGCTAAGTAAAAAAATTATTGTCCAAAGACAGAGGTGGTTTCTGTGGTTGTGGTAGTTGTTATTGTTCTGTTTATTGTGGTCACGTTTGAAAGACCAGCACCTTGAAGCGACTCTACTAAAGAGAAGCTTTGTCCAGCGTTTACTATCTTCCATCTTGGTACATCTTCAAGTGTTGGACTTGTCCAGTTAAACTGAACCCCATTAAGAGTTTGAGTTGTTCCAGAAGTTGTTGCAGGGTTAATGTAACCATTAAGGTCTGCTGATTCAATATTATGTCCAGACGCTGAGTACGAAAAACCAGAGTTGTACTGGTGCGAGGTAATAGTTTCATTAATAACACTTTGCGAGGTTGAACTCATCGTGGAACTACCACTTCTGAACTGTGGCACCACAGGAGTAGCAAGAGTTCTTATAGGTAATGCTAATAAAACTAAGTAAAAAAGTCTAGTCAATTTCGATTTGAACAGTAGTTGAGGCAATGCAACTTGTACCAGAGCCTCCAGCCGTGCAGGTATGGATTCCTGAAGACAAAGAAGTAAGAGCTAAATTACCAGCTGTACCACCTGAAATCACTGTTGTTTGTCCTCCTAATACTGGAAGAGTCGCTATTCCGCTGCTTGGTGTTATTGCTGATTGTGTTACGTCACCAGCTTGGTAACTCTCCGAGAGTGAAAACGCTGATCCAGCAGTTGTTACTGTCTTATTTGTATTTACTAAAGCTGGTACACCATTACTTAAACTTCCTAAGTTCAGGCCTCCAATCGCATTTGTGACAACACTATCTCCAGTTCCTGTAGATGTCGTTACATTATTTCCGCTAATGCTGTATGTGCTAGGAGCTGCATTAGTAATGACGTATGGAGAGTCAATAGATATTTGTGCAGAGGTTACATACTTTGCCGTTATTTCTGCAAAAGCACTAGAGGGAGAAAGAAAAAGTATAAAAGGCAGTAATTTTTTCATTTGATTCCTACATTAGTGTCTTTATTATCTACTATCTTAGCAGTATTATTAGGTTTCTTTTTGTTCACACTTATACCATAAGAGCCTAAAACGCCACTAGTCAAGCCAGCTAAAAAAGCACCATCATTCCTAATCTTGTCCATATATCCCAAAGTCATCATGGCTAAAGACCAACATAAAATCATAAAGCGTACAGCGTGACCAAAAATTTCTCCCCAATCCGTACCCTCTTTTTCTTCTTGTTCTTCTGCCATAAAAATTACAACTCTTGTTTAATACTAGCAATCTAGCTATGTTTGGAAAGTAACACAAGATTATTATGCTCAGAATCCTAAAACCTATTCTTATGACATTCGTAAAAACGAATGCAGTAAAAAAATTAATTATTGATCTTTTAAAGGCATTAGCAAAGACTACAGATAATACAATAGACGAT